AAGAAAACGATTTTTTACCTATTAAATTACCATGGTATGTTCATCCTGAACGAGATGAATCATGGAGAAAGAAACAAGATGAATTATTAGGTGATCCAAGATTAGCAGCACAAGAATGTGATTGTGATTTTACAACATCAGGTGATGTAGTTTACTACCCAGAACATCTTGAATATATGTCTACTACTCATGTTGTTGATCCTATGGAAAGACGAGGAGTAGATAAGAATTTATGGATTTGGGAATCACCAGATTATACAAGAAATTATATAGTGGTAGCGGATGTAGCTAGAGGAGATGGAAAAGATTTTTCTACATTCCATATATTTGATTTAGAAACAAATGCTCAAGTAGCAGAATTTAAAAGCCAACTATCACCTAAAGAATTTGGTTATATGTTAGTAGGTATTGCTACAGAATATAATGAGGCTTTATTAGTAGTTGAAAACGCAAATATAGGTTGGTCAACAATAGAATCAATTATAGAAAGAGGTTACAAAAATCTCTATTATTCACCAAAGAGTGATTCCCCAACTTCTGATTCGTATATTAATAAGTACGAAGATATATCTAAAATGACACCTGGTTTTACTATGTCGTTAAAAACTCGTCCTTTAGTAATTAACAAAGGTAGAGAATATTTTGGTGATCATAGTGTTATTATTAGATCAAAAAGATTAATTGAAGAAATGAAAGTGTTTATTTGGAAAAACGGTAGAGCCGAAGCACAATCAGGATATAACGATGATTTAGTTATGGCCTATAGTACAGCTATGTATGTTAGAGATACCGCTTTAAAAAATAAAACACAAGGAATAGAATTAACAAAAGCAGCAATAAATAATATATCACGACCTTCTCAATATCAAGGAGCCTATTTCTCAGCAGGAATAGATAATCCATATCATATGCCTACGCATAATAATGGATCAGAAGATATTAGTTGGTTGTTCTAAAAAATAAAAAATGGCAGATACTAATGTATTTTCAAGATTAAGGAGGTTATTTTCAACAGACGTTATTATTCGTAACGAAGGTGGAAACCAACTTAAAGTAATGGATGTTGATTCCATTCAAAAAAGTGGTAAGTATGAAACCAATGCTCTAATCGATAGATATAGTAGAGTATATTCATCTAACGCTACCTCACTTTACGGTCAACAATTAAATATTAACTATCAATATTTAAGACCTCAACTATACTCAGATTATGATGTAATGGATAACGATGCTATTGTAGCATCTGCCTTAGATATTATTTCAGATGAATGTTCATTAAAAAATGAAATGGGTGAAGTACTCCAAATTCGTAGTTCAGATGATGATGTACAAAAAATTCTATATAACTTATTTTATGATGTTTTAAACATAGAATTTAATTTATGGTCTTGGACTCGTCAAATGTGTAAGTATGGTGATTTCTTTTTAAAACTAGAAATTGCTGAAAAATTTGGTGTGTATAATGTTATACCTTATACTGCTTACCATATTGAAAGACAAGAAGGATTTAATGTAGAAGCACCAACAGCAGTAAGATTTAAATTCAGTCCAGATGGATATGCTTCAGGTACAGCAGGTTCAGGACAATATACTGTACCTAGTTTTGGACAGAAAAATAATGAAAGTGGTATTTTCTTTGACAATTATGAAATAGCTCACTTCCGCTTATTAACGGATGTTAACTATTTACCTTATGGTAGATCATATATTGAACCAGCTCGTAAGTTATTTAAACAATATACATTAATGGAAGATGCTATGTTAATTCATAGAATCTCTCGTGCCCCAGAAAAACGAGTATTTTATGTTAACGTAGGTGCTATTCCTCCTAATGAGGTAGAAAATTTCATGCAGAAGACAGTTCGTACCATGAAAAAAACACCTTATATGGATCCACAAACTGGTGAATATAACTTAAAGTATAACATGCAAAACATGTTAGAAGATTTTTATATTCCTGTTCGAGGAAACGATCAAACAACTAAGATAGAAACGACTAAAGGTTTAGAGTATAATGGTATAGAAGACGTAGTCTATTTAAGAGACAAGTTATTTGCCGCTCTTAAAGTACCTAAAGCGTTTATGGGTTACGAAAAAGACTTAACTGGTAAAGCAACATTAGCGGCTGAAGATATTCGCTTTGCTCGTACAATTGATAGATTACAACGTATTTTATTATCTGAATTATATAAAATCGCACTAGTACATTTATATGTTCAAGGATATAAAGGTGAAACATTAACTAATTTTGAATTATCATTAACAACACCTTCAATCATTTATGATCAAGAACGTATTGCTTTAATGAAAGAAAAAGTTGAGTTAGCTAAAAATATTATGGATGCTCAACTATTACCTAGTGATTGGGTTTATCATCATATATTCCACTTTAGTGAAGATCAGTTTGATGAATACAGAGATCTTATTTTACAAGATGCTAAACGTAAATTTAGATTAGCTCAAGTAACTGAAGAAGGAAACGATCCATTAGAAACAGGTAAGTCTTATGGTACACCACACGATTTAGCATCATTATATGGTAAAGGTAGAATGACATCAGATCCAGGTAATGTACCCGCAGGTTATGATAAAGATGTTGAATTAGGTAGACCAAAAGAAAAAGTAAGTACTATTAATACTCAACAAAATCCATTTGGTAGAGATAGATTAGGTAAAACTGTTATGAAGTATGATGATGAGATGGGTGGTATGTCTAAACAACTAACTGAGAGTTCTCAAATAACGTATCTTAAAAATAAACAACTGTTAGAAAGTATGGAAAAACAGTTAGTATTTAAATCAGATAAAGCAAAAGAGTCACTACTTGATGAAAATCAATTGCGAGATTAAAAAATCCTTATATATTTATAACAAAAATACAACTTAAATGCTTATAAAACATTCGAAATTTAAGAATACAGGCATTCTCTTCGAATTATTGGTTAGACAAATAACCGCTGATACATTATCAGGTAAAAATTCTGAAGCAACCAATATCCTTAAAAAATATTTTAGTAAAACTGAGTTAGGTCGCGAATATAAGTTATATGATAGTTTGCTTAAACGTACCAATTTAACAGAAGGAAAAGCAGAAGTTGTAATAAATACAGTTCTAGAAAGTTCTAAACATTTAAACAGATCTGCGCTCAAGAGACAAAAATATAACTTAATTAATGAAATTAAAAAACATTATAATTTAGAAGATTTCTTTAAAACGAAATTACCTAATTATAAGGCTCAAGCAGCTATTTATACATTGATTGAAGGATACAATAGTGGTAAAAATGTCTCTCATGAACAATCTATTTCTAATAAATTATCTTTATTAGAACATCTGACTTTATCTAAAGTTAAAATTAAAGAATCTAACGACGAAGTATTAAACGAATTTAATCACTACGATAAAGATACACGTATATTAACGTATAAAATATTGTTAGACAAATTCAACAATAAATACTCAGACTTTAGTAATACTAAAAAAACAATTCTTAAAGAGTTTATTAATAGTGTTGATAACACTAATAAACTTAAAGAGTTCTACAATATCAAAATTAATGAGTTTAAAGTAGATCTTCTTAAATTAAATAAGAAAACTGCTAACCCAGTTACTAAAATTAAAATTAATGAGGTAGCTAATTTATTAGTTGAATTAGGTAAAAACGATAAAGTTAACAATGACAATATCGTTAATTTATTACAATATTGTGACTTACTAGAAGAACTCAAATCAGTAAATGGCAGACAATAAATTCACATCAGGTGGATATACCACAAAACAAACAGATATAGATCCTGAAACTGGAACTATATCTTGGGATGTTACTTATAAACCTGATTTCGCCTTAATGTATAAAGCATTTAAAGAACTTAATAGTGAATATAAAAAGTTTCTTACATATAAAGAAACAGCTGAAGATCCAAACTTTAAAAAAATATATAATGCATTTAACACAGTATGGAATGCATTTAGAACTCATGTTCGTACTACTTATCCTGCTGAATATATAAAGTTTAAGTCAATAGATGAACAAAAACTTAAAGAAGCAGTATTTAATAAGTTAAGAGAAATGAGTGCTACAGGAGCTGGTGCTGGAGCAGCTACCTTTACCCCAGGTACAGGAGCAAATTATGCTACTCCAAACGCATTTAATCCAAATAAAAAAGCTAAAGGAGCACAAAACATATATTACTATAAGTTAGGTTGGAAACCAGTTGACGCTAAAAAACTTCATAAACAAGCTAAAGGTATTGACCATAAGGATTTATGGAAAAAGAAATTAGAAGAAGAAGCAACTGATACTTATGTAAATAACCTTAACTTAACTGATCCTGCTTTAACACAATTTATTACTAATAGAGTAGGTGATTTTGATAAAATAGAAGATAAATTAAATACATTACTTCCTCTATTAAAACAAGCTAAAACTAAAACAATGGATTACTATAAAAGTTCTCCAGACTTTAAAGTACAATATGGTACAGATTTAGCAGTTGACTACTTAGACGACATTATTAAATTATTTAGAGATAAAAAATAACATGACACTTCAACAACATTTTAACCTCATTACAGAAGGTAAAGGAAATAAGGCTCAATTTTTAAAACAAGCCCGTTTATTATTCCCTGAGTACTTTAACCAATACACAGACTTTGATACTGCTACAAATGTATTAAAATCTAAACAAATTATTAGCGAGGCAGCAGGTGGTGTTGTAGCTAAAGGATTTAGTGTATATGATTGGAAAAAGATTTTAGGTGAAGAAGTTAAGGCAACAGAAAAAGAAACATCTAAAGAAGTTAAAGATAAACAAGAACATGCTTTCCAACCATCAGACATGAAAAATGCTGATAACATTAACTTTAACGAAATCATGAAAGGCTTCTTTGCTGAGATGTATGATGAGAAAAATAAAGAAAAAACAGGCGATGAAATCAAAGCAATGGTTGTTAAGAACTTAGCTAAAGATCCTTTATACTATACTAAAAACGGTAACTTTTCAACTATGGGAGTTGGTTATACAACTGAAGCTCCTGGTTTAGGTGAGCCTAAAGAACCAAAAGGAAAATTTAAATCATCAGGATATGGTGATTTAAAAGAAAATAAAGAAAAAAGAAAATTATCATTAAAATTAGTTGATGGAAAAGATAAAAAAGGATTAGCTCTTTATAAAAATACTGAAGATCAAGATGATTTATATTACTATGATGGAAAAGTATTATATTCTGT